GAAGTTTTAGGGTGAGATCCAATGCTTATCTATCAACTCTGTCTGCAGAGTTGGGCACTGACTGTAAGGTTTTGCTGAAACGTTGGGCAGGAGCCACAGTGCGCATAGGTGCATTTGACGAACAAAATGGTATATTTTATCAATATGATGGCCAGGAGATGGCAGTGGTCAGAAGAAGCAGCACTAACCAGCTCAGTGGTACAACCAGCATCTCAGTGGACAGCAATCTAGTCACTGGTAGCGGAACACGTTTTCAAGAGCAGTTGAAGGTAGGAGATAAAATAGTTATAAGAGGTATGAGTCATATTGTATCAGGTATTACTAGCCAAACTTCTATGACAATGACTCCTGATTGGCGAGGCGCCAATTCAGTTACAGGTGCTAGAATATGTATCACAGAAGAATTGTATATTCCGCAAAGTGAGTGGAACGTGGATACGCTTGATGGCAACGGACCTAGTGGATATAACCTGTTACCATGGCGTATGCAGATGTTGGGCATGCAGTATACTTGGTATGCTGCTGGATTTATTGAATTCATGATGCGAGGCGCCGACGGTAAATTTGTATTCCTACATAGAATTAGAAATTCCAATACCAACACAGAAGCCTACATGCGTACAGCCAACTTGCCTGTGCGATATGAAGTTGAAAACAGATCGGCAGTGAATAAACTGGCACTGGCTCTTGGCAGTGGAGACAACAGTCTCACACTTACAGATGCCTATAGATTTCCAACTTCTGGTATCGTATACATTGACAACGAAGTAATCAGCTACTCTGGAAAATCAGGAAGAACACTTACTGGTTTGTCTAGGGCCGCGTCATTTACTGCATTTACTGCAGGACAAAATAGAACTTTCACAGGTGGCGCTTCCGCATCGCATAGTGCAGGCGCAGGAGTTTCGTTAATTAGTTGCACCTGTAGTCCCACAATCAGTCACTGGGGATCAGCACTGTTGACAGACGGTCTGTTTGATACTGACCGGGGATATTTGTTTAACTATGCTGCTACTGGATTGTCAATTACCACAACAAGACAAACTGCTTTCATGTTGAGATTGGCACCGTCAGTATCAAATGCCATCGTTGGGGACCTCGGTGAACGAGATCTTCTTAACAGAGCACAATTGTTATTGAACGCTATCACGCTAACAGCTGACACTGGATCAGGTGCCATCGTTGTTGAAGGAGTTTTGAATCCTAGAAACTATCCTGCTAGTCCCAGCAATGTGACTTTTACGGGTTTGGCAAGTGCTGCCGCAGGTGGACAACCAAGTTTTGCTCAGATAGCATTGGGAGGTTCTATCAACTGGGGTGGTGTACCTTCCTCAACAACCACTGCTACAGTGCAAGGAGCATTGAGTACCACTATCTCGGCTAGAGGGTTTGCCACAGTTACACAGACAGTGACTGCCATAGCACTACCTACCGGTATAGATATTTCAGGACTTGCAGTCAGCAGTGCTAGAACTGATTTTTATATTTTAAACAGTGCTTACGATTTAATCACAGCAACTCCTTTGAGAGTTGGTGATGGTGTTTTCCTAACTAGTAGAATAACCAGCGGTCAGACCATTGCCAGTATAACCAGAGCCTATCTAGGCACTGCCTATACAAGAATTCAAATGACAGCCGTGGCCAATACCAGCAGTCCGGTGAATACCAATCAAACCATAACCATAACCAGCAGCATTTCTGTTAGCTATGCTAGAGCGTATTCTGCGGGAAGAACAGACTTCTTGATAACAAATGCTGATGCAACCGCTTCTAATGTGTTGGCAGGCGATACACTAAATGCCACTACATATGTGATCAGTGGCCAAACTGTGAGTAGTGTGACTTCATCCTATGCCACAGTGGCTGGAATAGCCTACACAAGAATCATTATGAACGCCGGCGCTAATGCCACTATTGGTCCCAACACCAATGTTTCAACCACAGTCACTGCTTCAGGAACCACAGCATCATATTCTGGCACAAACTTCTTGTAATTTCCAGCAGGAACATCTGTAGCTGCTGTGACCACCCGTAGACTAGGTGCTACCACAGTGATCAGAGCGTCGTTTACACAAAACTTGAATACTGCGGTAGCAGCAGCAGCTACAGTAACGTTCCAGTTTGGAGATCCGCAGTTTGCGCTGCCAGGAGAACAGGTGTTCTCATTCGTGGCAAACCCAGGTAATACCACAGAACTTAGTTTATTAGATTTGAAAGAGTTGACTACAACGGCAATTGGTGGTAGAGGTGCGTTCCCCAATGGACCTGACGTGTTGGCTATCAATGTCTATAAGGTATCGGGTACAGCAACTCCTGCTTCAATTATTCTGCGTTGGGGTGAAGCTCAGGCCTAATTGACGTTGATCGGTAGTTGGCAAGTTTCTGTTCTAGTTGAGATTTGATTTTTATCAAGTCTTGTCTTAGTTCAGAAACTTCAGAATTTATTTTACCGTTTATGAACATCTGTTCATGGCATCTATCAATGTAGATAACTGTATTCTTGAACTCTGCAAGCAGCTTGTTCAACTCATCTTGTTTTTCAGAATCCGTGATGTCTGTGATCTTTTTTTGAAAATTAGAATAATCTTCTTTGAAACGTTGACTATTTTGTATTTTTTGCATCATTTTCTAGCACCAGTATAGTATCAATTTTAGCTCTAATCAGCTGATTGTTCAGTGTGGTCTTTAACCCACCATGTAGATTTTTAGGAAGACAATCAAAGCTGGCCCAACAGATTGTCTGACTTGCATCCGTTAAAAATTCTAGATCAGTGAGACACACATATGTGCCGTATTCGAATCCTCGATCTTCGCTGAGATAGAGTTCAATGGGCAGTATCCTACCAACAGCGTACCTAGACATCAACTGTTCAGCATCTTCTAACAGTGTTGAACTTCTAGGAAATGTGGGCACAGTCCATTTTTGATCTTCAAGGATCAACAGCAGTCTACCTGTAGTTTTGGCAAGGAAAAGCAGTCCGGCACGTTGTTGCATCTTGTACTTATGCAGGATCTAGATCAAACCTCCAGTATCCTGATGCATATTCTCCCTCAAAACTCTTCATCCATTGCCCATCGCTGCCCCAACGATACTGTACTCCAGTTTTTAAATTTTGGAACATTAGACTTATACTGTCAAATTTATCATTAGTTTCTGGAATGTCTGTGTTTTCAATCTGAGTGATGTTGGCATTAGCCTTGTAGGCAACACCATCATAGATCACCATCTGATTCACAGCATAGGCTATAACAGCCGCAGTAGAAGGGCTAGGAGTAGATACTACCCATTCTGGCATGACGTTAACCCAAGCTGTGCCACTCCATTCAATGATAGAATTGGCTATAATTACAGGATCGCTACCGTTGAGATTTTTCCAACCATCTGGACCGTCGTAGTTGAATGTGGGATTGAATGGAGGAGTATCAACCTGTGTGCCCACATTCGAACTAGTGTTAACATCTTCCAGCACCAAGTATCGTGTGCCTGCCACCAATGGTTGATCCGCAGTTTCTTTGTTAGGGCGCTTGGGATTAAACTTGTAAGGATCCACTATAGCGTCTATGGTAGTGCGACCAGCTGGATATACTGAGCTTACAATTACAGTGTTTGACGGCTTGTCCTCTAGATTGATCAACAGTTGGGTAGGATCAATTTCGTTGACCACAAATGTGCCGCCTAGTTCATTGCCGTCTGCCTGTAAGAAAAATATTTTGCTAATGCCATTGATATAGCCACCATACAGCTCAATAATGGTATTCCAATTGATTGGATCACCAGTTTTTGTTGGCGGTTCAAGCCCGTTGGCCAGTAAGACTTCATTGGGCGCTACAATGGACACGTCATAATCGTTGGCTTGATTGTTGTTGCTTTTCAGTAACAGCACTCTAAAATTGCCATTTACATTTTTAGTTTCTATCGGATTTCCGCTGCCCGAGTAGATCAAATCATCTAGCGCCAGCATGTCGCCTGTTTCGCCAAACACATTGGCCACAATGTTTCTTACCACTCCCAACTTCTTTACCTTGGTAGGCGGACTGATATAGATAGGCATTTTAAATTCCATTGAGCAAATGTCTATTTCCGAATCATTGCCCTGTGGTATTGTTCTTGAACTAAAGTTCAATGTGGCTAGATCAATCACACTTAGACTGGTCCAATCGATGTAATTGTCTGTGGTTTGAATTTCTAAACTAGGGTTAAACAGAACTAGAATCTGTTCCATCAATTGTAGTTTTTGATCAGTGTTTGAAGTCCATATATCTGCTTTCATTGACAGCTTGAAAGGAGTAGGCATGAGTCTTTCCACTGTGTATCCTGCTCCCTGATAATTTTTATAGTTGATTTCACCGTCAACTGTGTCATAGGCACGTTCAGTGATGTTGAGTTTGCTGACAAAACTGGCATCGGCCAGTCTAGAAGTGTCCAACTCAAGCCCTGAAATATAACAGGCGATTCTTGGCACAGTGGACATTTTGTTTTCGCTGTTATCTTTGATAATACTGGCCACTTGCCTAGTAAGGTCGCCATACATCACAGGCACATGGCGCAGAGTGTCATCTCCAGCCTTGTACTTGAATCCAATAAAGATTCGCATGAACTGCGTGACATAGCGTCTTATCTGACCGTCATAAAAATAATCCATTACTCATCCGCCTTGGGTCTAAGAGCCTTGCTGAGGCTTTGTTTTTCTTTGATAGTTTTACCATTCAATACTGACTCTGCATTATTATTGATAAAAGTGGTTTTGTGTGTGAGTCGCACATCTTTATCGAGGAACACATCATTAGGAGATCCGTCTGCTACTACGTCTTCAGCACCCATGTTGCTCATGGTCATTCTAGTGACATCTTCCACTTTTACCCAGCGTGTGCCATTGTAGCGAAACAGACGTTTTGGTAAAAAATCAGTGCGTAGACAAAATTGACCAATGCTCGGCTGAAGAGGAAAACTGATGCCTGCTGAAAATGGTGCGCCGTTAGGAGGTATACCATCTCCGTCACCAATTATGGGACCATCATATTCCGGACTTTGATATATGGTACTGGCTGTGTTGCCAACATAAATTGGATTGTTGTTTTGATCAAACAACAGATTGCCTTCAGCATCGGTGGCCTGTGTTTGCATACTGGCCAATGATGTGGTCAACGATGCATCAACTAATTCTACTTTGCCATTGACATCTTTCTGAATCATGTAATGGCGAGTGGTATCATAGCCACTCTTGGGCGCATCACTTTCTGCTTGATTCAGTACTGCCTGAGTGATCTGCATTTCCTTCTCATAGGTGCTCATGATATCACGCAGTGATTGATCGCTGCCTTCTCCAGCTGCTCTATCTAGAATTTCTTTGAATTCTTGGCTGTCTACTAAGGGCTTGCATTTTGCACGATATAAATGCGGATACCATGTCACAGAAAATCCCTCAGCAGCCCTAGAAACTTCTTCTACCACAAAGAAACGCTTCAAGGCAAATTGAAAATCATTTAGTGCGTATTCGTCTTTGAGATGCGGAAGTTCTATAACATCGCCGGACATTATTTTTCTACCTAATTTTTCTACTGTGTCATTGATATGGAATGTGATAAAAATTGTGTCATTTTGTAGAAATAACCCAAATTGGCTGAGGTTGAAATCTATGTCCTGCAGACTGTATACTCCTCGCAATTGGTAAATGTCAGTGTCGTATTTTCGATCTCTATTTTCTAAAAATAGTAGATCCTGTATGTTGCTGACACTGTTGCCTACATAATTAGGCGTAGTAGGAGTGGTTTCTGTACTGCTTCCAGGACCAATGTACTTGTGAACCAGCACGTCGGTGCCGCCCACTTGGAACATTTCCCAGGCAGTTTTATCAATGAATTTATAATCGTTGCCTTTTTCAGGCCGATATAATGAGAGTCTTGGCATAGTAGTATATTTACCGCTACGATAAATAACAGTATGAGCCAAATTGATCAATCCAAACAAAGCGTTTACGACTACTGTAAAGCCATGCTGGGCGATGGCATGATTGATGTAGAACTAGACCCCATACACTACGAAACTGCCCTAAATCGCAGTCTAGGAGTTTTTCGCCAACGTTCAGATAATGCTGTAGAAGAAAGCTATATGTTTTTGACACTGCAACAAGATCAAAACGACTATATTCTACCCAAAGAAGTCCAACAGGTACGACAGATCTTTCGCCGAAGCATTGGATCAAGAACCGGCAACGGTTCAGGCGGCACAGTATTTGAACCGTTTAACTTGGCCTATACAAATACCTATTTGCTAAGTTCTACCAACATGGGTGGCCTATTAACCTACGAACTGTTTAGTCAGTACCAGGAACTAGTAGGTAAAATGTTTGGATCATTTATTGGTTTCAATTGGCATCCACAGAGTCGCAAACTGACCATTCTACAACGTCCCCGTGGTTTTGAAGAAGTCATGATACAGGTATATAACACCAAACCTGATTTTGCCATAATTGAAGATACTTACGCAGGCCAATGGATCAAGGACTATACCTTGGCTAACTGCAAAATGATGCTGGGACAGGCACGTGAAAAGTTTGCGCAAATAGCAGGTCCAGGTGGCGGAAGCAGTCTCAATGGAGCTGCCATGAAATCAGAAGCCACTGCCGATCTTGAACGTCTTACCAAAGAATTAGAAATGTTGGTCTCAGGCGGATCTGGTTATACATTTATCATAGGCTAATGTCTTGACCTTGTGCTGATTCTATAGTATAATTGTTTATAGGAGACAATTATGATTATTGGAATTTGCGGATTTATCGGTTCGGGCAAGGACACAGTGGCTGACTATCTAGTCAACTTTCACGAATTTAGACGAGAAAGTTTTGCATCCACCCTCAAAGACGCTGTGGCTGCGGTGTTTGGCTGGGATCGAACCATGCTAGAAGGTCGCACAAAACAAGCACGTGAATGGCGTGAACAAGTTGATCCGTGGTGGGCTCAACGTCTTGACATGCCCACGCTGACACCTAGATGGGTTCTACAATACTGGGGTACCGAAGTGTGCCGAAAGGCATTTCATGATGACATATGGATTGCCAGTCTAGAAAATAAAATACGCAATTCACAAGATCACGTGGTAATTTCAGACTGCCGTTTCCCCAACGAAATACAGGCCATAAAAAATGCAGGCGGCAAGATCTATTGGGTGCAACGTGGTGATCTGCCAGAATGGTACGAGGATGCTGTGTTGGCTAACAGTGGTAGCAATGTGGGACTAAACAGCATGAAGATGAAAAAAATTCATGCCAGTGAGTGGGCGTGGATCGGCTGTAAATTTGATGCTGTTCTTGACAATAACGGATCCATAGACGAGCTCTACGATAGATCCAAATTGCTAGTAGTCAGCAACGAGATCTCCCTGGCGCCAAGTCATACCTTCTTTGCCTAATATGCTGGCACAGTTTGAACATACTGTTTTTAAATTGTTGTGACGACAGTTGTCTAAATTGCCGTCTATATGAAACACTCTAAATACTTGGCTATGTGGTGATTTAAATCCGCATTTGTCGCACTGTGATTTCATATGATATCCTGCTCTGAACCAGCGTGGAATACCATGATATACTCCGTATGCCATGCAGATTTCGCACAATGATCTGTAGTAGATCTTGTCGTTCTTTTTGTAGTTAACAGCACGGGGTCGTTGTCCGCACTTACAAAGAGGTCTCATAAATATATTTACACCTTTTCAACCCCTTTTTCATCTAGTATAACAGGCCAATTTTAGCGGATACCGCTAAATAATATGAGCAACTATTACCAGGAGAAAATGGGATGGCACTACAATCACCAGGCGTACAAGTTACGGTAATCGACGAGAGTTTTTATACACCAGAGTAAATGCAGGCAAGGTATTTAAAATTACCAGCCAAAGAGAATTGGTCGACACATATGGTGTGCCGTTCTTTGAAAAGACAGCTTCTTCAAGCCCTATACACGGCGGCGAAAGAAACGAATACGGACTATTAGCAGCCTACAGCTTTTTAGGAGTTTCAAATTCTGCATTTATAGTACGTGCAGACGTTGACCTAGATGAACTGCAGGGTCAGACTTCTGCTCCTGGAGCAGAACCAGCTGACGGTCAATGGTGGTTTGATACAAGAGCAACATCATATGGTATTCAGGAATGGAATTCAGCTCCGGCAACAACCACAGGCGGACAAAAGTTTGCATTAAAAATTCCTCTAGTACTCACTGATGATGACAGTGCAAAAATAAATTCAGGCACTTATGCTCCAAAAGATTCTGTGGGCGCTGTTGGCGACTATGCTGTAGTAGCACAGACTATAGGAAACACAGGTGAAGCAGGATTTAGCCTTGCTAAAGAAGCAATTAAAATCTACTACAAACGCAACCAAGCTCTGCTAGGCGGCGATCATTGGGTAGAAGTTGGCAGCCAAGATTGGGCAGGAAGTCATCCTACAGTGTCGGGAGCCAGCACAGTGACCACAGTCACACCTGGACAAACTTTTTCTATCAACGGCACAACATTGACAATGCCAGGCGGCGCAACGCTATCAGCCTTTGTGACCTACTTCAATGGCGGTGCCGGTGGTCTAGTTGCTGGCGTAAGAGCAGTGGCACTAAATAGCAGATTGTATTTTTACACAGACGGAGCCACCGAAACCGACGGCGACTCTGCTCTAGCAAACTCTATTACCATTGCTGGTAGTACCGCAGCGGGCTCAGCAATTGCACAATTAGGTATTACTACTGGTACATTTTACGGGCCAGCAATACAACAGACACCGCATACCAGTGTACCAGAGTGGAAGTCAACAAACGCTAAGCCACGTCCAACTGGTTCTGTATGGATCAAGACCACTGAACCAAACTTTGGAGCAAGATACATTGTCAAACAATGGAATTCAGCTACCAAGACTTGGGTAACGTATTCTGCTCCTGTCTACTCAAGCACACACGCTGCCTTGTATTATCTAGATCGCAGTGGTGGCGGACAAGGCATTGCAACAGATAATCTGTTTGTTCAAAGCAACAGCGATGAAAACAGCAACTACGACACATCACCAGAAACTGCGTCATTTAGAATTTACAAAAGAGCAACCACAGGCAATACCGTAGTAACATCTAACGCTGTGATCTCTGGAACATTTGGTGCTGGACTAAACACATTCACATTCAAAGCATCCAGCAAAGGTAATTTGACATTGGATGCTGCCAGCTCAGTGAGCTTTACTGCTCTAGGCACAGTGGGGGATGCAGAACTTATGGCCACAGCAATTAATGCTGTAGGCAGTACCACTGTTGAAGCTTCTGTGACCACAAACAATGAAGTACAAATCATTCACAAAGAAGGTGGTGACATACGTTTTACAGATGGCACAGGATCACCAATAAGTGATATATTCACTGCCTATAACATCGACACAGGCAATGGTACACAGAATCTATACACACCAGGCTCCGGTGCTGCAGAAACTTTCATTGCAACAAATTGGATTCCGTTGGCCTCAGAAGATTTTGCTGCATCAGCTACTGCACCTTTGGCCGAACCACAAGACGGACAACTGTGGTACACTCCAGTGTTTGATGAAATAGACATCATGGTTCACAACGGTGATATCTGGGTTGGATATAAAACAGCAACCAGTCCTTATTTTGCAGCCGCAGCAGCAGACAAAACTGATCCAGCAGGACCACTTGTAGCGGCCAGCGAGCCGACAGTTCAAAGCGATGGAACTCCACTTAAAAATGGTGATCTGTGGATCAGCACAGCCGATCTAGAAAACTTTCCAACTATCTATCGTTATGATGGATTGGCCTTGGAATTTGTCTTGATTGACAAAACCGATCAGACCACAGAAGAGGGTATCTTGTTTGCAGATGCTAGATACGGATCAAGTGGCGCTTCAGGTAACACAGCAGCTACCATCAAAGATCTTTTGTTAAGCAACTATGTTGACTTTGACTGTCCAGATCCAGCACTGTATCCCAAAGGCATGCTGCTGTGGAACCTACGCAGAAGCGGCGGCAATGTCAAAAAATACACTAACAACTACATTGACACAGCAGCCAATAACGTGCGTTACGAAGCGTTATATAATGATGCTGGAACAGGACCTGTTACTGGTGATGGTCAAAGCACTTATGCCACAGATCGTTGGGTCACAGCTTCGCCAAATAATGAAGACGGTTCGGGCAGCTTTGGTCGAAAAGCTCAGCGTAGCCTAGTTGTACAAAAACTCAAATCTGCAATTGACACCAGTTCAGAAGCCCGTGATGAAGAACGTAGAAACTTTAACCTAATTGCTTGCCCAGGATATCCTGAAGCCTACAGCAATTTGATCAACTTGAACATAGACAGAGGAGTTACAGCATTTGTAGTAGCTGATACTCCATTGCGTTTACCAGCAGATGCAACCAGCCTCACAGCTTGGGGCACTAACGCTAATGGCGCACTAGACAACAACGACACAGGTATTGTCAGCTACGACGAATATTCAGCTGTATATTATCCCAATGGATTTACCACTGACCTAGGTGGTGCTAATGCAGTTGTTCCAGCATCACACATGATGTTGCGCACAATTGCTCTAAGCGATCAAGTTAGCTATCCATGGTTTGCACCAGCAGGTACAAGACGCGGCGGCATTACTAATGCAACAGCAGTTGGTTATATTGATGCAGACACAGGAGAATTCCAGTCAGTGGCACTGAACGAAGGACAACGTGACACACTGTATGATCTCAAAGTAAATCCAATTCCATTCTTTGTAGGAGTCGGACTTGTGGCCTACGGTCAGAAGACTCGCGCAAGAAATGCATCAGCACTAGACCGTATCAACGTGTCACGTCTAGTGGTTTACCTACGCAGTCAGCTAAACAAACTGGCTCGTCCTTATATCTTTGAACCCAATGACAAGATTACAAGAGATGAAATCAAAGGGGCAGTTGAGAGTCTGTTGATTGAGTTGGTAGGCTTACGAGCACTGTATGATTTTGCCGTGGTCTGCGATGAATCAAACAATACACCAAGTAGAATTGATCGCAATGAGCTTTATGTTGACATAGCGATTGAGCCAGTCAAAGCGATAGAATTTATCTATATTCCATTGCGTATCAAGAACACAGGAGAAATTTAAAAATGGCACTAACTTCCTTAAATAGAATTTCGGTTCCTGCTTCAGGAGCCAACAGCGGCACAGCCCTGCTGATGCCAAAACTAAAATATCGCTTTCGGGTGATACTACTAGGATTTGGTGTTGAGGCCAGTACTGAACTAACCAAACAGGTTAGTGATGTGACCAGACCAACTGTGACATTTGAAGAAATGACTATTGAAGTCTACAACTCAAAAGTTAAATTGGCTGGAAAACCAAGCTGGGGCGACGTCACGTTAAATCTACGAGACGATGCCAACGGACAGGTTCAGAAAATTGTTGGTCAACAGGTGCAGAAGCAGTTTGACTTCATGGAACAGGCCAGCGCCCGTTCAGGCATTGACTACAAATTCCAAATGAACATTGAGATGTTAGATGGCGGCAATGGTAGTTTTGAACCAAACATCCTTGAAAAATGGGAAACATATGGTTGCTATGTATCTGAAGTAAACTACGGTGAAGCAAACTACGGTTCCAACGAACCGATGACAGTGGCTCTTACTATCAAGTATGACAATGCTGTACAGTTTGCCGGCGGTACAGGTACAGGCACAGCACGGGGTATTGGCGCAGTTGTAGGCCGAAGTCTTGGCGAGGCTGTAACAGGCCGCGGCAGAGCGGACTAATATCAACAGTTGATCAAAAACCCGGATTACGATCCGGGTTTTTTTACGGCTAAATAATTATATGGCAAATGTATTCACTCGATTTTTAAAAGGGGTAGGAGAAGGGTTACTTACACCCAAGGGCGGTCTTGCGGATTGGCGTCATGCGTCTCGATTGTTTATACAAAACGGCTATAGGCTCATGCCTCGTAGCAAGTTCATGTTTTATGTGCGGTTTGAAATTGAGAAAAATGTACTGACTTCACCGGTATTTACCAACACTCATGCAGATGAGATTGGGTATCTTATCAAGAGTACTGATCTGCCTAAATACAAATTTGAGACAGTGACCAAAAATCAATACAATAGAAAACACATAATCTATAAAAATTTCACCTACGAAGGCATAAGCATGAAATTTCATGACGATAGTGCAGGTGTAATCAATGCATTATGGGCACTGTACATGGGAACCTATGTACAGGATCGATTCAATCCTGAAGCAGCATTTTCTAAAACCAACTTACAGGCCACCGGAACATCATTCGAAGGCTATAGATACGGCCTCGACAAGCAGGGAAAAAA